CAGAACCGCAGTGAATGCCGACAAATTCTTGATCGCGGTCTTCTCGAACCCGATCGTATCCTTTTTGTCACGCACATGGTTGATCGCATGATGTAGCGCAGTCAGCCCACGATCCGCGTCCGTCTCTTGTGGCTCGCAAAAGAGAATGAACGAGTTTGACGGGATCTCACGGAAGCCGGGGTCTCCGTTCTTCGGGTCGGCTGTCGTCCGCACCCGATACGACATCGGCCGGTCGTTGCCATCAAGTCGCACGCCATCCTTCAGCCCAACGGTATCTTCTCCGAAATTGCCGATGCGGTGGCCTCGAATGCTCTGCACCTGGGGGCCGCCCTGCTCATCTCGGACCAGCGCAATCCCGATGTCGCCATCTCGGATCTCTCCCACCTGCCAAAGAAACTGAAGCCGGCCGAAATGGTTGCGCCGGTTGTAGTCGGCCCGGTAGCCCCACTCCTCCCAATAATCCTCAGCAGCATCGTTCCAGTCCTGACTTCTGCTCGTGCCCTGCGGCTTCATCCCGCAGCCAACCGTGTAGCGGCTGATGTCGTTGATCAACCCACGAGTCATGCCGTCGTTGGCGTAGAGGTGTCGCGCAATGCCGGCATGCTCGCGCCGGACGAATGCGGAGTTGGTTTGGTCCGTATCCGACAGCGTCGTATGAATCCTCGTCCGCTCCCGTGAGACTTTGATACCCTCGTAAAAGTTGAAGGCCGTAGATACTGCACGATTGAACTCGTTCGGCTTGATGCCTGCTGCCTTGGCTCGGTTCTCCTCCCGCTCCAACACTTCGGGCGTGATTGCGTTGGCGAGTGCCTTGCGGGCGCGGTCGATAAATGATGCCATGGGTTACAGCAGGTTGCGGCTAAAGTCGGCGTGTAGTCTGCGGACCGTCCGTCCGTGCACCGTTGGATTCGCCTTCTTCAGTGCGTGCCGGATCTCCAGCAACTCGCGGTTCAATTCATCGACGCTCATGAGCTGCTTGCCAAACGATTTGCCTCCGCCTGAAAGCGCGTTCAGCCTCTTGCCCTGCCTTGCAAGCGTGAGCTGCGCAAGGACATCAGCTCGCATTCCGACGAGCTGAGGCTCTTTAATTCCAACGTATATTCCTTGGACGGTCATCCTACACTGACCGTCCTTGTCCGCTTACCAGATCAATCCTCGTATCCAGTAGCTTCAGCCGACGCCGGAGCCGGTTTCCCGGGCTTCGGATCACCCGGTGACCGGCCGACAAGCCGCTTGGCCAGCATCGCAACCGCTATCATTTCCTCACAGTCGCCATAGTGATTATCCCTGCGGGTCTGCATCCAGACGTGGCGCACGGTGCCCTTGGCATCAACCTGCTCAACCCGCCGTTGTGCAGTGACCTGCGAAATGTAATCACGCATCTGTTCCGTGTCATCATTCGGAATACACCAGTCAGGACCCAAGCCCGCCATCCATTCAGCCACTACGTCCTTGATACCTGGATTGCTCCAGTGGAAAAGCTTGATCGGCTTCGGGCGTCGCGGTCCATCGCTCTTCATTCCCAACGCCGGATCAACATAGGCCAGAACCCATAATCTCCGCACTTTCTTCTCGTGCCCATCCGCATCATTGATCTTTGCCGTGAAGTATTCAGTGTCGTTCCCCTTGAATGCCTTCCAACCATTGCGCATACAGATCCGATATACCCGCGCCGCCGCGTGCCCTGAGTCTATACATACATTACCGGCATCAACACCTAACTTGCCCGGCAGCGCGTCCAGCTCGGCATCATCAGCCGTGGCCGTAACACTGCCGAATGCCACCAGCCGCGAAGCCCCGAGCGGCCCTACAGCACGGCACACATATCGATAATGGTCCTTCTGTACATCTATAGAAAGGATCGGAACCCACCCATCGGGAGTCGGTTCACCCAGCGAATACGATGCACGCCTGTGCTCCAGCGCCCCAAAGTCAGTAACCTCCTTGAGCCGATCCTCCCATGGCTCTCCAAGCGTCTCATTGATAAACGACTTGTACGACTCGTGATCACCGTTCTTGAGAACTGAATACGATGTGATGAACTCAACCACGTTGTCGCGCCACCTTACCCACGGCGGAAGGAATGCGTTCCAGTGAAAGGATACTCGGTTTCGTGGCGCGTCCGGATTCATTGCGATCCATCCACCCCCGCATATCATGCGCCGGTTTGACGGCGTGTCCTTGATCGGGTGTGCGCATTTTTCGCACTCAAACCGGATCGTGTCAGCAAGCTTGTCAAAGTCCCATCTCCCTTCCGGCCGCGTCGTCTCGTTCTTATCCCACTTGAACTGCCGAAAATGGAGCTGCTGCTCATGCCCACACGCCGGACATGCGAAGTGCCAGCACTGCTGATTGCCATCGAGGTATGCGCGGTGAACGGGATCATTCGTTTTGTCCGGCGTCGAGATCGTGCAGATCTTCGAGTTGCGAAACGATCTTACGCGCTTGCGCACCATCTCGTATGCACCGGGCGGATAGTTTCGGACTTCATCAAGAAACAGATAACGCTTCGGGTTCGACTGGAGCTTTGATTTGCTGTTTGCTCCAGTCATCAGGAACGCCGACCCAATGAAGTCAATGGACGTAAGCCCAGGTTCCGACGCAAGCAGTGCGGCGACCGGCTTACAATTCAGCACCTCGGGGATGAGTCGTGTTCGCGCAAACTCCTTCGCTTCATCCGCAGCAGCCATGACCCACTGTATCGGCCCCGGCGATTCAGCCACGGCCCAGAACAGCGCAACCATAACCATCTGGGTCTTCGCCGATTGCGCCGAACACATCGTTACAAGTTCGCTTACATTCGGGTCCGAGAACGCTTCGAGGAAACCCTTTACCCATGGCGAATTGTCCGATCGCCACTTGCCAGGCATCGGACTCGTAGCATCAACAATCACGTGATCCTCCGCCCACAGCCAAGGCTGCCTACGGTCGGCTGGCTTCCATCGCCGGCACCAGTATATTCGCAGGCTCATACGTCGTCCACCGCCGCCCCTCGGTGCAGCTTCTCACAGTATTCATCCCACCACTGACGAAGCCGGATCTCGATCTGCGGGATGTCGAGTCCGGCAAGTTGCGGTGCAAGCGCCGCCGGCATCTGCTCGCCAACGGTGCGAGCCCCAACGATCAGTTGCGCAATCTCGGTCTCGACCTCATCGCGCTTCAGGTAGTCGCGCTTCAGGATGCCAATCTCCGCCTCAAGCTTTTCATTTTGGAGCTGTAGTTTCCGGGCCGTCGCCTGGAGTTTGGTTTGGGCGATCCCACCTCCCTTGCCGGAACGTGCCGACGTCGCCTTTTCATTCCTCCCGTTGTCACGCACCCACTTTTGCCACGCGGCTATTTCGTATTGGCCATTCGGCCTGGGCCTCGGCGCCCCTTGCTTGGACCATACCAGTATAGTCCTCCGATTTACGCCAAGCGCAGCGGCGAGTTCGGTTTGGTTTTGAGAAAACAGGGTCGGCTTGCCGGCAGTTGCTGCAACCGCCTCGCTCTCATCCGCGGTCAACGGGATGCCTTGTTGCATCTTTCGTTGCAATTTCCTTACGTCATGAGGCGTCAAAGTGTCGCTATCTTGTTGCATGTTAGTTGTGGGAGTGGGGAGATGTTTCAGAAACTGCCGTGCGAGTAAACGGCGGGCTGTCGCGGACCCAGCCAACGAGTTGTTTTACCAAAGAGATTCCTTTTGCATGGGGGTGGCACTAGGCCTGTTGCATTGCAATTGACTAGGGTTTTGCGCGACCACGGAGTGATTTGGCTGATCGCCCGCGGTGGCAGGCTGCATCTGCGCGTTGCAGTCGCGGGTTGGTTGGCCTGCTGATGTATAGTGCACGTCTGGATACGGGCATCTGTCCGCGTCCGTGCATCCGGAATATGAATGAGAATTGGAGGATAAGCGTATCCAATTGTGACTTACTCATGCCGACAGCGCGGGCTACATGGCGCATGGAGCGACCGGCGAACAGTGAAGGGTCTATGACCCAAGCGGCGGCGACGGCGCGCTTGGCGATGATCGGCATGTACGGTGACTGGGTGCATGTGATGCCTGCATGCGATGGTCCGAGGATGAGCCATCGCATGTACTCGTGGGCGCCACGTGCCGCTATACTGTAGGCTGCATCGCGTAGTTCGTTTGGGTCGGAGGGTGGACCGTCGATGCTGCTCTCCACATCTGAGTATGGGAATTGGGTGCAGGCATCAGGGTGTGTGCTCATCGAGTGATTGTTTTGGATAATTGGTTTAGGGCATCAAGGAAGACGCGGGCCGAGGCATCAGCATTGCCTGAAAAGTGGAACGTGCCATCATGCCATGATAGTGTGCCGACCTCGCCAGCGTCGTTGGTGAAGGTGAACGAGGTGGGTGCAGTGATGAGTATGGGCTCGGAATCGGCGGAGCTGATGAGGGTGACGGGGTCGTTTGCTGAGCTCATCGCGGACCCTCCATGCGCCTAAGCACATCAGCCATGAGTGCGTTGAGCCTCCTAGCCTCGGACCACATATCTGTGAGGTCGGCCCAAAGCGCATCGTACTTTGCCAGCAATTGGGGGTCGCTGGGTGGTTCCGTCGCCGTGGCGGGGTTTTCAGCCGTACCCCGCTCAATCACCCCCATGAGCTCGGAATGGAGGCACCATGCCCAATTGCCGGGCCATCGGGCGATGGTTTTGAGTGAGTAGGGAGACATTCCTGAGCGGATGTCGATTTGGCCGTCGAAACGCACGGCGACCCATTGTGGTGCATCGGGATCGCCGAATGTCAGGCCGGCGGTCGGCGGAAGTACTTGTGTGAATGGTTTTGGTATTGTCATTGTGGATAAAATTGTTCCCGCGCAATCGTACAGGTTCCCCAGGTCTCCTGTTCCTGTACAGTTTCCTTGCGCGGGAGAGTGTTATGGCCGACTTACATCGGCGATGGAAACGGGTTGACGAACCTCCGGCGAAATTCCGTGAGCTGGAACGTCTGGGCTGCAGCGGATATGTAGCGTCCGGTGCCGCATGGAGCGTGGAATATCCGGCCGCAAACTCTCGCCCTTCCCAGCATGCAAAGTGGCGGTTAAGAAATTCGTTGTCTTGGGTTCTCATGGCGTT